CCCATATTTTGCTCCGGGGGATATTTTGGCTCAATGTTCCCCATCCGGGCACGGTTCGGGAGGGCGGCAAGTCCATCCAAACAGGGTTGGAAGTGTATTCAGAAGCAGGGAAAGGGGGTTGGAAGCAGCCATGGCAGCTAGGAAACCTAGCCAGAACTCGAAGCGCGTTGTGAGGCGTCCTGCCGAGACCCCGCAGCAGAGAGAGAACCAGCTCATCGCGCTCGCTACCGATCTCGCCGAAGAGCAGTTGGTGAGCGGGACGGCTTCTGCTCAGGTGATCACACATTATTTGAAGCTCGGCTCGAGCAGGGAGAGGCTCGAGCAGGACAAGCTGGCTCGCGAGAACGAGCTCTTGGAGACGAAGCGCGAACTCATGGCTTCTGCGAAGCGCGTCGAGGAACTCTACGCTTCCGCGCTCGATGCCATGCGTTCCTACTCTGGCCAGTCTATTGAGGAAGACGATGACTACGAAGACGAATAGGATCCGATCTTATTCCGAGCTCCGCAGGATCGAAAGTTTCGAAGACCGCTTCGACTACCTGGCGCTTCGTTCCTCTGTGGGGATTGCAACCTTCGGATTCGACCGTTGGATCAACCAGGCATTTTACAAGTCTGCCGAGTGGCGTAGCGTCAGAGCCGGCATCATCGATCGAGACTCGGCTTGCGATCTCGGCGTCCAAGGCCATGAGATCTTCGACCGAGTCTACATACACCACATGAACCCGATGGTTGTCGAGGATCTGACGCACGGTGACGACAGCATCATCGATCCGGAGTACTTGATCACCACCACGCAGAGAACGCACAACGCCATCCATTACGGAGACAAGAACCTGCTTCCGCGTCAGTTCTCTCCGAGGAGACCGAACGACACAAAGCTTTGGTGAACAGCATTTTTGGAGGAAGATCATGAACGAGAGCATTCTCGACAGCACGAAGAAGATCCTCGGACTAAGCAGTGAGTACACGGCGTTCGATCACGACATCATCTCGCACCTGAACTCTGCGCTGGTTTCCGTCGGTCAACTAGGCGTCGGCCCAGAAGCAGGCTTCATGATCACCGACAACACGGCGACTTGGGCCGATTTTCTCGGCGATGACATCATGTACAACACGGTCAAGTCCTATGTCTATCTGAAGGTCCGCATCCTATTCGATCCCCCGGCGACCTCGTTTCACGTCAAGGCGATCGAGGATCAGATGAGCGAGCTTGAGTGGCGCATTTCTGCTCATCGCGAATCAAAGCTGCCGTCTGCTGTCCCACTGCGTTTCTAGAAGGAGTCTCTGATGGATTACAATTACCAGATCCGGCTTCGTCGCGGCACGAGCACCCAATGGGAGCTTTCTGATCCGATCCTCCTTGACGGAGAACCGGGTTACGACACCACGTTGAACTACTACAAGATCGGCGATGGTGTTCGGCGCTGGTCCGAGCTCCCTTGGACGACGGGTCTTAAGGGCGACCCCGCCACAGTCGACGCGGGCAGCACGACAACCGTGGACTACAACTCGACGGCACAGGTAACAAACGTCGGGACGACGCAGAACGCCATTTTCGACTTCGAGATCCCAGAGGGCAAACCCGGCAAGGACCTCTTCATCCACGAAGGTTCGGCGCAGAATCCTCCGGTAGACTGGCTCCCGCGGGAGCTGTTGTGGGATCCCGACGCAGAGCCGCCGGTAGGCGATGTTTCTCAAGCTTACGTCGACTCTGGAGACGCCGCTAATAGCGCCGAGACTCAGGCAGTCGCTGAAGAACTGGCTCTGGTCGAAGATGCTTTGCGGGACGTGAAGGTCTGGGCCGGAGATCCAACTCCGCTGCACGTCAACTCCACGCTCTCGGAGTGGCTGAGCGACCTCGCTGACGAGGTCCACCACCTGTCTGCACGACCTGCGTTCGCGCTCGACGGTATTTTACACGTCGACATGTACAACGGGTTCGCGCGTGTTTTCTCGAACACGCCAGAACTCGAGATCGGCGGGGAGAAGTGGGTCGAGTTCGAGTTGGCGACCACGCCGGCGCCCGGCGGAACCATTCCGCCAGGCGCGAATGCGATCGCCTCCTCAGCAGGAACACTTGTGCGCGCGGGTGGGACGCAGGGCCCTGTGATCGGAGATACCGGCGGTGCTGTATCCCAGATGGCTCTGGCGAACTACATCTCGCAGAACCGCATCTGCCGCGTCCTGTACAACCTGTCGAACCCCGTCCGGCCGACGCTGACGATCCTGGAGACGCTGGACGCGATCCCGACCGGCAACTCCGCGCTACATCTCGGCGCGCTGTACGACGTCTCCGCCCCTGCTAATACGCCTGCTGGCAAAGTGCTGGGCACGGTCGCCGAGGGCAGTTGGGGACCGGTCGATCCTCCGTCCGGTGGTGGTACCCCACCCCTTATCGTCCTAGGCCCTACCGACCCCGTCCCCGGCGGCACCGCTGCGGGAACTGTAATCGTGAGAAAGGAGGCATGACATGCCGAACACTGTCGTGATGATGGAGGGGTGGGATTCCGCAGAGTCTTGGAAGATATTTCCTCACGCGCAACCTGCTAGCGGTTACAACACATCGTCTCCCGGTTATTCGGGGACAGGGAAGTCCTTGGGCCTCTTGAACTACAACTATTCGTTTTCATATCAACTCTTGACCGGCAATCCGACGTTGGGGACGACGTGGTTCATCGTATCCGCGATGGTCAAGTTCCCGGCTATATCGTCAGCGACTAATCTTTTTACCTGCTTCGCGTTCACTGGCACTTCGTCAAGCAGCGGAACCCCATCCTCTGGTACTTGTCGAATGGCATTCGGCCGGAATGACAAGGGCGAAGTGTTCGTCCGGTCGTCGTCTGCTGCCGACGCTGTAATCCCTGGGGCGACTCTTCCCGGCAACCAATGGCTTCATCTCGAATACCGTCACCGCTACGGGAACGGAGTCACAGGGAACTGGGAGGTGTACGTCAACGGGAACCTCATGTGGTCCGGCGTCGGAGACAACTCGGGCATAGCAAACCCTCGGTACCTGTTGATCGGCACTAGTACTGGAGGCACACAATATGACGACATGGTCGTCGCGCTGTCCGATGATCCGACCCCGTCGCTCCTGGGCAGGTGCGAGGTCCGCGACTACGCGCCGACGTCGACGGCGGTCAACGGATGGACCGGAAGCGACGGCAACTCTGTCGACAACCACCTGCTCGTCAACAGCGGGCTTGCAGCAAGCGCCACCAACGTCCAGGCCAGTGCCGGTTCCGGCCTGTTCGATCTCTACGGGCATGCTGCTGCGCCTGCTGCGCCTCTCGCCGTACGGGTGAAGGCGGCAGCCTCGGCGAGCACCCTTGGAGTCGACGACTACAGCATCGTCCTGCGCTCCGGGGCGCAGACGGTGGCGAAGAGGGGAACCATCGGCAACGGGGCTGCGCAGTGGATGGCTTCTGATCTCTTCGTCGCCGACCCGAACACGGGGTCTGCGTGGACGAAGGGCGGTTTCGACGCGAGCACGTTCGGGGTGAAGGCGTGATCGGGTTCGGAGTGTCGGCGGCCTCGACATACGTTGCCGGAGGAACGTCGCTGTCGCCGGTCTACCCGACCGCCATCACCTCGGGCCAGATGCTGGTGCTGGCTGTCATCCAGAAGGGGAACCCGATCAACTCTGGCACGGTGTCGACGCCGTCCGGTTGGACGCTCGTCGGGTCGCATCTCGCGCAGGGCGGGTACGGGTCGACAGCGACGTCGAACAAGGGAAACTCGAACCTGTTCATCTTCACGAAAGTGGCCGACGGGTCTGAGACCGGTTCCGTCACGGTCCCCATCTCGTCCGCGTCGGTGACTGTGGCCTGGATATCGAGGTTCACGACGACATCGTCCGGCTGGGATACGCCAGCCGCGTCGTTCGGCGCTGTCAGTGTGGAGCAGCCGTACGAGCACGTCGTTACAACGGACAGCCCTGTTGACATGCAGGCCGGTGACGCGCTCGTCTACATCTTCGTCACCGCGGACTACAGCACCGGGCTGCTCGTCGGAGTTGCCGAGATGACTTCTCCGACTGCCCATATCAATCCGGTGTCAGTCTCCGTTGCCAACCACTCCGCAACGGTCGGGTACTACATCGGATCGAACTTCGGGTACGTGTTGAACGTAGGCAACGGCTCAGCGTCAGGACCGGTTACCTGGAAGAGAAACTCGACTTCGTCGTTCTCCGATGCTCGGGGGCCGTTCGGCATCCTGAGGCTGCGGGAAGCACCGCCGCTCATCATGCCTTCGACGAACATCGCCCGCGCAGTCGAGGCCACGGCTGCGAACCCTTCTCCGCTCGGAGCAGCAGTCCAGAACATGACCGCAGTCGAGGCCACGGCTGCGAACCCTTCTCCGCTCGGAGCAGCAGTCCAGAACATGACCGCCATCGAGATGACGGTCGCGTGGAGGGTCGAAGACATTCCGCTGAACGACTGCTGGGTGTGGGACGGGTCGCAGGAGGTCCCCGCGTCGGTGTTCGTGTGGGACGGGGCGGCCGAAACATCCGCGGGATTGGAGGTTGTATGACCGATGCGTCTGAATCTTGGAAAGGAGGATCTTCAAAATGGGAGTGATGTACTACCGGGACGCGGCAGGAAACTACCACCCGGTCAACAAAGGCCCGAAGGGCGACAAGGGCGACAAGGGCGATCCAGGTCTGACCGGTCCGCTTGACATTCTGACTGATGTGACAGCTCCTCCGTCAACGCCTTCCGGTAAGTTTCTCGGCACGGTTTCTACTGGGAGTTGGGGCCCAGTCGATCCGCCGGCTAGCATTTCTCAAGATGCGGCAGACGCTCGCTACGTGAATGTGTCTGGAGATACGGTCGTCGGCGTCCTTATTCTCAACGATAGGCTCTATGTCAATGCCAAAACCGTAATAGCCGGTGACTTAGAATCTGAGTGGCTACTTTCCAAGTACGGTGGAGATTTTGGCGGGTTCCGGATCACATCGGTTGGCGCACCAACAGCCACCGACGACGCGGCCAACAAGATCTATGTCGATGGTCGTATCTGGAAAGGCACTCAGGCTGCTTACAACGCTATCGCCGTTAAAGATCCTAACGTTCTTTACGTCATTACAGGCTGAAAGGAGCCTTAACGTGTTTTCTACACTTGCCGCTCTTGCAGAGTCCCCCTCGATCCGTCGCCGGGTCGTCGCTTGCGCTGCGCTTGAGGGCGTGATCGACCCTGTTCGCTTCGCCAATGAGAATGCCTGGTATATTCCGGACGCCGGATGGGTCGAGGCTGTCGAGTACGCCCAGTCGAACAAGGATTACGAGGGAGACCCGTTCGATGATCCCACAGTGATCACGGATATTATGATCCTCTCCGCCGTTCAGCACCGTCTCGGTAAGCATCCCGAGGCTACGGGATGACATGAATGAAGAACATCATCCACACTATTCGCTTTCAAGACAGGCGATAAAGGCACTAGGCGCAATCATCTTGACCGCGATCGCCGGGATCATTGTTCTATCGGCATGGTCGCTAGGTCTACGGGCAGGGATCGCTGGCAGCGAAGAAGCAGCGACGGCCATCAATGCTGGAAGCGCCGACGAGGCGTTGTCCATTCTTGGCAACATAGCCTCGGCCGCCGTCGGCGGTCTTGTCGGCTGGTTGACCAGGGACATGCTCGTCCGTCGTGTCAGCCAAGAGGAAATGCTAGCCGCAAAGGAGGAAGGTGAAGGACTATGACAAATCCAGTACCGGGTTTCAGCATCAGCACGCCGTACGGAAGGCGCGGAACGAGTTGGTCTTGCCGACGGGACTCTAGCGGGCGCGGCATTCATACGGGCGCTGATTGGGCTGCTCCAGCGGGAACGCCGATTTTTGCTCCGATCGCCGGCACGATCAGGCACCGGTCTTACGGAAGTGCTTTCGGACCGAATCAGTTCGCCATTTCTCCGAGCGCAGGACAACCCTTCGCCTCTGGTGAGGTGTTCTTCGCTCACACGTTGGACCGACTACCCGACGGAACCGAGGTTCAGATCGGGCAGCGTATTTCTCGCGTCGGGGCGCTCGGGAATGCGACGGGCCCGCACCTCCACATGGAGTACATGCCGAACACCAAGAATCGGTGGGACTGCACAGTCCATGCCGATCCGGCCCCGGTGATCAACCACGGCGGAAACACTTCTCCGAGCACGCCGGGAGACTCCCCCTTCACGACTGATATCTATTCGGATAGGCTCGGGTACGGAGAACCGTCAAATGGAGACGAGACCAGCGATACGGTCAAGGAGCTTCAGCGTCGCCTCAACGGTATCAAGCTCGAAGGCGGGGTCAATCTCCCGATCACAGGCAAGTATCACGACATGACGGACGCGGAGGTCCGCAAGTGGCAGAAGCAGGTGTGTGGTGACACACCCGATCCAGCAGGTCGTTCCTTTCTCGGTCCTTCTCAACGAGCACGCATGTTCCCGTCCCCGCCATACACGATTCACGACAGGGGACTCCCTGCTATTTCTTCTGGGTCTGTCAGGTCTCCTGGGCCTGGACCTAGCGCTCCTGGGGGTGGTGCAAGTTCACCTGTGGTTGATGCTCCCCCTCTAGAGATCGAAGAGGAAGTTCCTCCGGAGGTCGAACCCGCTCCAGAGACCGAAGCTCCGCCGCCCGTCGACTATATTACAAGGGACGAGTACAAGAACGATCTGGACGCAATTGCGGAAGCAGTTCGGAAAGCCGGCGAAGCTTGATGGATGCTGTTTTTTTGACAAGCAGCCAGGTTGCAGCCCTTGTCGGCGTCGATAGGAAGACGGTCATTCGATGGTCCGACAAGGGTTTGCTTCCGCATATCTTGCTGCCGTCAGGGCATCGCCGTTATCGTCGTTCCGACGTTGAGCATATTCTACACGTCTTCAAAAAGCCAGGAGGTTAGCGATGACTGCGCTGAACACTGCGAATGATGTCCGCCTTGGCACGACCCAAGTTTTGAAGGTCTATCAGGGCTCCACTCTTATTTGGGAGAACAAGCCCGCTGTTCCTACCTCGTTTGCCTTCACGAACCTCGGCGTTCTGACGAACTCCGTCACCATGTCTTGGGCAGCGGTGCCGAACGCCGTGTCCTACAAGGTTTACCGTGATATTGTCAACGGGGCTTCGGGCGTTGTCGTTTCCACGCAAGCTGGAACCTCTTACACCGCATCGGTCCCTCAAGACGAATTCCAGCGATGGTATGTCAGCGCGGTCAACAACTCCGGAGGCGAGAGCGACAAAGCTGGACCGATCCGCGTGAAGGGCGGAAGACCTGAGCAGTCTATCGCCGCTGGCTCTACAACCATAACAAACGACAATGCTGTGACTAGCGCGAGTCGGTTCCGTGCCGGCACATGGGGGTATGGCGGTTCGAATCACCCGTACGTCGGCTGGTTCAACACGGAAGCTTACCGTTACACCGGGTTCTACGAAATCAGCTGGGCGACTCTTAGGAATGCGATAGCAATAAAGAAGCCGGAGTTGAACGGGCATTGGGGAAGCATCAATTGCCACGGCGCTCGCCTATTCTTCACGCGAGACTCCGCTGTTGGGAACTCCGGCACCGAGTACACAGTTCAAGTAAGTCTCGGCAACGGGATCTCCTATGGTTCCGGCGTCGAGCCGCCGGCGCAGATCAACATCTATGATTTCACTGTGAAAACTTCTGGCGCCGGGTTCACTGGTTATGCTATGCCGTCGAACTGGTTCCAGGCGAACTACCAGCAGCATGACAATTACAACGGGTTCCTGTTCAGGCCGTACCGGAACGACGGCGCAAGACAGGAGTACATGGGGTTCCTTCCCGGTGCTTACTGGGAGATGGACCTCTCATGGGGAAAGATTGTTACGCAAGCCGAAGTCAAAACCGTGGCTTGGACGTGAGTTGACATGGGCGTGGATTGGAAGTTCAGGCGCTGGACAAAGTTGATGTTCTCTTGCGACTGGTGCGGTTCGGCGTTCCCGTCGCATCGCTGCCATGCGGAAAGAGGGTCGTCAAAATGGGACTCCTCCGAGTCGAAGGATTGAGGTGAGGTTTGACCATGTATGTCGTTAGGATTCGCAGAGGCACTGAGAGCGAATGGGCTTACGAGAACCCGGTTCTTCTAGAGGGCGAACTCGGTTACGAGTTGGACTCGAACCGGTTCAAAGTTGGCGATGGAGTAAAGCACTGGATTGATCTCCCATACGGGGCCGAAGGTCCTCCGGGACCTCCCGGACCGAAGGGTCCTTCCGTCGACATCAAGGGCGTAGTCCCGACCTATGCCGATCTTCCTGTTACAGCTGTCGTCGGCGACGTCTATATTACAAAAGACACCAACGACGGATGGATTAGGCAAGCTGGAAACACCTGGGGGAATCTCGGCCCTTTGAAAGGCATGGACGGAGCTAAGGGCGACAAGGGCGATACGGGCGTTGGCGAGAAGGGCGATAAAGGCGATAAAGGCGACAAAGGAGACACGGGGGCTTCAGGCATCTGGTGGTATGGCACGCAAGCGGAGTATAATGCCATCCCGGTCAAAGATCCCGGAACTCTTTACGTTGTAAGGGGGTGATGCTAGAATGCCTCTCTTTGATTCAAACGTAGATGATGTATACCTAGGTTCCGTCCCCGTGGATCGAGTCTATCAGCATACATATTTGGTCTGGGAAGGACTTCCGCCGGCTGTTTCTTCTGTTACTGTCGGTGACATCAGCCAAGCTGGTACTTTGACTGTTTCTTGGTCTGCCGTTTCCGCAGCGACGCATTACTATCTCTATCGAAACGGCATCCTGATCAGCCAAAGCTCTTCCCGTGCTTACTATGATTCTGGTCTCGACTGGGAGAAGGACTATATCTACACAGTCGTTTCGCACAACGAAACTGGCGCCAGTCCGGATTCCACAAGTAGTCCAGTAGCAAGGATTTCCTCTCCGTCGAACACCCCGCTAACGGCGTCAAACCGCACGACATCAAACGTAACTGTCTCTTGGAGCGCGGTTTCTGGAGCCACCCATTACCAAGTTTATCTAGACGGGGTCGCCCAAGGCTTTCGGACCGCGACGAGCTTCAACGTTCCGATGGCCGAGGACCAGACCAAGGCCATTTTTGTTCGACCGATTCGAAACGGTGTAATCGGAACTTCGAGCGGCGTTTACACTTACTATTCCGGTCGCAAAGAGGTTCGGGACTCCGGAACTTGGGATAACATGCAGTTCGGGCCATCCAAACTTGACTCTTGGCGAAGTGTGGACTACTGGGACTGGTTGTCCGGCATAGCTGCCCAGGGCACCTACGGAACTTACGGAAGCTACCAGGGCGTCGTGTATTACGGTCCGAACGGAGTTCGAGACACTTTGCGGTCGGCTCTCGGGTCTACCGCCCGGGAGGTAAATGGCTGGTGTTCCGGGGCTGCTGTCTATCTCTACAAGCGACCGGGAGTCGGGTCGAGCGGCGCTGTTTCAATAGGGATCTATCGTTCGAACAGCGACTGCACCGGCGGAAAGCCGACCGGTGTTGGCGGAATCACAAGAGAAAGCCCGGTCTCTGACAAGGGCGCCTGGGTAGAGATCGGCACGGCCCACGGGGACGCTCTAGCTCACGGCAGCTACAAGAGCCTTTTGTTCAGCATGGACGGCACCGCAAACTACGCCCAGTTCCAGAACGGCACGCTTCTGCTGAACTGGAATTGGAACTACCTAGTGACCGCCGCCGCCAACAACGTTTGGAGCACACCATGACTCAGGGACTTCAAAATGGAAGTCAGAGATACATCAAGCACTACGGCGTAAAGGGTATGCGTTGGGGTGTTCGCAAGAGCGGCGCCGGCAGTTCCACGACGCCGAAGGAAAAAGCTCGCCCAGAGCCCTCGCCCGACTACGTCAAGAAAGTTGAGCTGCGCCGCGAGATCAAGAAGGACCGCGGTAAAACGCGCACTCTGAGTAATGAGCAGTTAGCCGCTGTTGTTAAGCGGATGGAGCTCGAACAGAAGTATGATAGTCTGGTCGTCAAACAAACTGAGATCAACCGGAGTAAAAGCCGGATCAACAAACTTCTAAAACGAGGCGGAATGGCCGTCGCGACAGTCGTCTCCGCGCAGCAGCTATATTCCAACGTCAAGAACAACCCGATCACTAAGAAGGTTGCGGAGCACTTCAAATACTCGATGGACGACTGGAAGAAAGACGTTACGGGGTAGTTCATGGGGAGCAATCTCTCTAACACGGCGGTCCCGAAATACTACGGACAATTCCGCGATGCTGTTCTAAGAGGCGATATTCCGGTCAACCGTGAAGTAGAGATGGAGATGAACCGGATCGATGCTCTGATCGACAACCCGAAGATCTATTACGACGATCAGGCTGTCGAAGGCTTCATCCTCTTCTGCGAGAACGAGATGACGCTCACCGATGGGAGCGATCTCCATCTCCTCTTCACGTTCAAGTTGTGGGCCGAACAGGTTTTCGGATGGTACTACTTTGTAGAGAGAAGCGTCTACCAACCAAACGCCAATTACCACGGCGGTCGGTACGTAACCCGGATGATCAAGAAGCGCCTTACGACGAAGCAGTACCTGATCGTTGCCCGAGGGGCTGCTAAATCCATGTACGCTTCTCTGATTCATGCGTACTTCTTGACCGTCGATACCTCAACTACACATCAGATCACCTCATCTCCAACGATGAAGCAGGCGGAAGAGGTGATGTCTCCGATCCGAACTGCCATCACAAGAGCTCGTGGGCCTTTGTTCCAGTTTCTAACCGAAGGTTCTCTTCAGAACACCACGGGGAGCAGGGCGCTAAGGCAGAAGCTGGCGCCCACGAAGAAGGGCGTGGAGAACTTCCTTACCAATTCGCTCCTCGAAGTCCGTCCTATGACGATCAACAAGCTCCAAGGACTTCGGCCGAAGGTCTCCACGATTGACGAATGGCTTTCCGGAGACATCAGAGAGGATGTTGTTGGCGCTGTAGAGCAGGGTGCTTCCAAGCTGGAAGACTATTTGATCATCGCTATCAGTTCCGAAGGCACCGTACGCAACGGGTCCGGAGACACCATCAAAATGGAACTCGCGACGATCCTGAAAGGCGAGTACTATGCGCCACACATTTCGATCTGGCACTACAAGCTGGACGAGATCGAAGAAGTAAACGACCCTTCGACCTGGCCCAAAGCAAACCCGAACATCGGAAAGACTGTCAGCTATGAAACATATCATCTGGACGTCGAGCGAGCTGAGAAAGCTCCGGCTTCTCGCAACGATATTCTGGCTAAGCGCTTCGGAATCCCGATGGAGGGTTACACTTACTAT